TGACGATCGATGGACCCGGACTAATCACCCGGGACCACGGCGAAAGAGGAGAACCCTTTCCAGCGTTTGCTGGCGATGGTAGTGTATCTACATGCACTTTCCATCCTTCTAGGTCTTCGGACTGAATTGCCCTCGGGCTGAAAGGTGGTGATTCCCTTTATGGGAAAACAAAAAGTGAATGGAGTAATACTCTCATCGCTACCACTCGACTCAAAACTGAAAAGGTTTTTCCTTAGTAAGTTTGAGCGGATGGTGGCAAACAATGGTCAAGCCTACGCTTGCGAGAAGATGTCTCAGCTCCGAACTGCCCTTTGTGGCTATAGAGCTGATCCTCATCGGATCGCGCATCTTGATTACTGGATGCTGAAGACTGGTTTCGGTCGATGCGGCTGGCTCAGGAAGCTGTTCATGTATATGGACACGCAACCTGAAAACGCATTGCAGTTTGTGAAGCTGTATTGCGGGCCGAATGAGCCGATTGTCACTGTGTCTGAAGCGGAGAGCAATCAGCACCGCGTCTTGGAAGAGGCGCAGCGAGTAGACCCTCGCACACCTGGATTTATGTCCAAGTGGCTCCATCACATCGGGAGGGAGAGAAAACTTTCCTCTGAGGAGTACCAGGGGCTTAAAAGCTTCTGGGATACCGGCAAATGGGCCGGTCCGAGAACGATGAAGATCGGACTCGGGTTCTATTTGATGCCTTATGGCGTCAAGGAACTCCAGTGGATGAAGAAATTCATCTGCAACCACTCCTACGATGAGTACTGTGACTATATCCGTAAGTGGAAGAAGATCCTTTGGGTCGAATCCCTTCCGGACGAATATGTTCAGTCTCAGATGGGTTCTGTGGTTCCTCGTGCAGAAATGTACGTAGACTACGGAGATGGTCGGCGAAAGCTGAGCTACGGATGTTCAGAGTCTTTTGACAATGACGTTCGTGACTTGCTCGCGATGAGCGAGTTCGTCAGCCAGGATGGCTTTATGCCTACTGGCAGGTATGACGCCCCTTGTGGGTTGACTACTGACGATTACGAGTTCATCTTAAGTTTGTGTTCAGATGAATTTGGACTTATGTACTTGGATCCGAATCTCGAATGGGAGGAGGACTCCGGGGAAGGAGCCCACGAACCTGGCACATACGTCGGACAAATCCATCATATACCTAAGAAGGGGACTGTGAAGAGGCGCAGCATTGCGGCCCCGAACCGGTTCATCCAGATGGGTATGGCTCCAGCTGATATCCAGCTGTCCATTATCCTTAGGAGACTGGGTAGGGTTCGCGACTGCACTTACGATCAGTCGAAACAGGATCTCTACATAGAGAATCGCGTAAACAACGAAAATCTCTATGCAGGTTCTGTGGACCTTCATCAGGCAACTGACCATCTGCCTTTCGAATGGATGCTGAGCATCTGGGATGCTCTGTTCGAAGGCCGTGTGTCTATGATGGTAGAACAATCGTGGGACCTGTTCAAGCATGTGTCTTCGGGCACGTGGGCGAATGGGCCTTATCGTGATGCGTGGACGGTTGGGCAGCCCCTTGGGGCTCTCCCTTCCTTCCGCTGTCTGGGACTGACGCACAACTTGTTACTTGCAAGTTTAGCGTTCACACTCGGTTACAGCCACGATCCATACGTTGTTCTCGGGGACGACCTTGTCATTATGAACAAGGCCTTGCGCAAGGCCTACATCAAATTGATGAGGAATGTTGGTGTTCCGCTCTCGCTCCACAAGAGCTTTGAGGGGAACATGGTGGAGTTTGCGGGGAAGTGGTTCGTCAAGAACCTGCAACCCTTCTACAACACCGACCAACGCGCAATTTCCTGGAACTCGTTGTTTGACTACCAATTTGCAACGGGAGTTTATCTCCCTTATTCCAAGCTTCCTCGGAAGATTCGGAAGAAATTTGCTCGTTGCGTATCTGCAGCCGGATTGTCAGAGAGGTATTCCGAACTCGTGTACAAGCTCATCGTTAAAGCGATGATGCCGCCACGGGGTTCCAATGTCTCAATGGACAGGATTCAGTGCGACGATCAGCTTATAGCCGATGTGATAGTCGGTTTAGACGCTGAGGACAGACCATCTGCCCTGGACCCTCATTCAGGGATAACCTTACTTAGAGGTGGGCACCCAGTATCCTTTGGGAGAAAAGAGTTCGCCAATAAGGATGGTTGGTTCCAGCCGTTCCGTAAAACGAATGACTGGTATCGTGATAAGTTCCGTCCGGTCGCAACTGATAAGCTCGTCTCCGTCGCCTCAACTGCTGTGAAGAACAGCATTGGTGGCGAAAACAAGGCTTGAATCATTGGAGAGAAGCAAGCGGCCTGATAGACCACATGCGAC